GGAGGATAGACAGTCGTCTTCGCTTTTGAGGCGAAGACACACTTCTAACTCGTCCCTCATAGAGGGAGGATCTACTGAATCCTTCATAGATCATCCTTCGTGCTGCCAAGGTTTCACTTCCAAAGGAACTACCTCTTTCGAGGACAGATCCTTCAGGAGTGATGCTAGAGCCTCCTCCAGGAGACTCTTCGCAACCCCTTTCAGCAGGGCGAGTATCGGTCGCTCTCGGCTCGGATCCCTCAGCGGGACTTTGAGCTGTTGCTTCCGAAAGTGACCCTTCCCAGAAGCTTTCAGGCTTCGGTAAGGAACTGTCCGTGACGAAGAACTCAACGACTTCTTTTTCGTTGGCTTCGTCAGAGCAAGCGATTTTGCCTTTCTTAAACGCAAGCGTGAGCTGGCGTACAAAGAAGAGCGCTTCGACATTGCAGTCCTCCTTCAGTTGACCCGAATCGTGAAAAACCAGTAAGTAGAGTCCCCTAAGAAACTTAGGAATCACTACTTTATTAGAGTACCTCTTGGTTAGAGGCAGCCCTGATAAACTGTACTGGCCGCATGACAAACACCTGTCAAAGTGTTTGCCAATCGCAGGAAGGTCCTCGAGAAAAACTCGAATACCTCTATGCGCCACGATTCTCTGGAGACGGTTGAGATCTCTCTCAAATTCGGCTCGCAGGGTCGGGAATGCGTGAGTAGCGTCCATAAGGATCGCTACCCACAAGTTCTGGAGTTCCGTGACATGGCACTTAGACATACGTGGATTAACTCCGCGAAATGTCCCATGCTGCCAGGAACCCCCCTTCCTCTCATGGAAAGGAGCTTTGGTAACGGAAACGGTAGCTACAAGCTACTGTGCCCTTCTCAATAGAAGGTGCTCCGAGACTACGACTCCCAACCATTCAAGCTTACCAAGAAGGCGTTCGCCGAAAGGATCATCAGATCCGCAACGGCGTCCGCCAACACGGTAGCGGTGTCACCCGGCTTGGTTTCGATCACAAAGTAGAACTTTCGTT